CATTGTGCTGTCAATTCCGTAAGATAAAACCATAGGCATTAACTCTTCGATTGCTGCAGAGCGAATTAATCCAATAGCATCATGTACTAAGAACTCATTCTCTACATCTTCTTCCGCTGTTGATTGATTGTTTACTTCGTTGAATACACGACCACCGTTAGCTACGTTGTCGGGATGTGCGCGCAAGTATGCTAGAAGCTCGGGTTGGTTAGGGTTAACTAACAAGTTCTTGTCACGGAAGACAATTGTCTCGCGACGTGCAGTTGTGCTTTGCTCATCTACAAAGATAGAACGCTCTCCACGTGCATAACGAATCTCTCTGTTATATCCTTGACCCTCGTCAAAAACAAGAACAGACTTCTGACGAATCTTGTAATAGATACCGCCACCCTTAGTGATTGTAAATACTGTTGCTTTTGGCGCTACTTTTTTTGCGGGGCGCTTAGATGCCGCTTTCTTTGTTGCTGCAGGAGCTGCAGGCTTTTTCTTTGCACTCGTAGTGCGTTTAACTGTATCAGCCATAATTTAAAATAAATATAATTAAAGTACAAATATACAAAATGTTTTATAAAAAAGAAAGCCCCATCCGAAGATGAGGCTCTCAATTCAATATATGTTAAGAATTACTTCTTCAACAATACGTGACGGTTAGCGGCACGAGTGATAAGGTTACACTCAGAACGGTAGTTGAACTGAACGCTATCCTCAGTTGCGTTAGACGCACCTAAGATAGAACCTGTCATCCAATGCTCCATTTCACGAGAGTATCCGTTAGTAGCCTTGTAGTTGATTTCAAGAGCAGGAGCTTTGTCACCTGTCTTAGCGTCAGCTACTTTAGCCATAGGAATCATAACACCTGCGAAGTCAGCACCACTCAATAGAGTTGGGTCGTTCAACAGTTTGAAGTCATGCTTGTGGAAAGTGTATCCACCACGTCCGAATGTACGGAATCCTAACTCAACAGCCATATCTTTGTCGTTGTTAAACGCACCGAATTGACCTGCAACACCGCTAGTAGCTGCGCTCAAAGAAGCACCACCACCTGCAATCATATCGTCAAGAGCCAAGTCAGTAGCACGGTCAACGTACATAGCGTACTCAGCAGCACCACCTTGCTTGTCTAACTCAACAATGATTTGGTCGATGTCAGCAAGAGCAGCGAAGTCAGCATCAGTACCTGTAGCAACGATACCACGGTCTTCGATAGCAGCGAAGTAACCTTCAGAACCGCTAACACCTGATACAGCGCTAGTTTTCTCGCCTAACAATAACATCATCTCACGCTTGTCCATGAAACGCTGACGTGTATCAGCTTCACCTTTCATGTACCAACGGTAGTCACCGTTACCCAAGTTAATCCAACCGATGTTGGTAGCCTGAGAACCACTTACTTTGTAAGCCTCTTTCATAATCATGAACGGGTTTGTGCGCTTTACAACGTTAGCTTCGAAACCACCATTTGGTTGGTCAGAACCTTGAGCGTACAAGTTACCGATAACAGATAAAGAAACAGCACCTGCAGCTAATACAGCAGAACCATCAAGAGCAACCAAAGTGATTACCAAACCTGTGATGTCAGATACAAAGAAACGGTCAGAACCGCTTAATACTACGTCATTCTCACGAACTACGATAGCAGCAGCAGAAGCAGCAGTTACCTCTAGGTCGTTAGCAGCAGTACCAACTTGTAATTGATGTAGACGTGCTTCTTCCCAATATGTTACTTCATCAGCAACAGCTTGAGCTTTTACAGCACCTACCATAGAAAGGAATCCTGTGATACCTTGCTTTCCATAAGTCTTGATTAAAGCCTCACGGTTGTCTTCTTTGTTTACCTCGTTGATGTAAGAACCGAGGTCAACGTACTTGGACATATCCAAGTTCTTAATAAGAGCGGGGTTAAAGTCGCTCGGAGAATTAAAAGCCATTTTGTTTTAGTTTTAGCTAGTTAACATTAAAATTTCATTCGCAGAGTATCGTCGCCACCCTGCAAGGCGTTTAAAATCTGTTGTCTCACTTTATCCTCAGATGAAGCTGAGCTTGGTGCGCTTGAGCTAGATGGATTAACATCGCTTGGGTTCACCGCCTGTTTTACCACATTCGAAGTGCCTTGACTCAAACCTTGTTTGAACGCAGCATCTACAATGTTCTCGATATTGTCGAGTATAGTACGGTGGACATTTAATTTCTCAAAGTCCCAATCTCCTGCCTCACTAATGTATTGGTCGAAGTACTCGTCCATCTTAGCATTACTTTGTTTCAATTCTGCCTTGTACGTGTCTGATATACCGAAAGCAAATGATTGGTCTTTACCTACATTAAATTCTAGTGCTTCCATGTCATCAGCTACAGTACTCATAGCGGAAATCCACTCAGAGGTTATAGGTGATTCAATCTCTTCTTGAACAGGAGCTTGTACAGGTTCTTCTTTAGCTACGGGAGCTAAGTAATTAGAACGTACAGACTCTAGCTCTTTCCGAGCATTCTGTGCATCCATCTTCAACTGTAGAGAACCCAAACGGGCATCTTGCTCTGTGTTTAAATCTGTATCTAACTTATACTTATTTTCAAGTAACAAGTCAGCGTCTTCATTAGACAAGTCAGGGTATTGACGTTGTAAGTTGTTTCTCATCACGCTCACATCATCCATTTCAGATGGGTTAAGGCTTTGATAAGCGAACCACTCTTCAACACTACGACCCGTCTCAGCGACGAAGTCAGCAATAACCTTGACAGCAGGGTCAAGTTCTACAGGTGCAGGTGTCTGCTCTGTATTTAGTCTCTCTAACAATTGCTCCTTGTCCATGCCTTCCAAACCGAGCATTTCGCCCACTGCCTGTACTAACATAACCTCGTACTCCTCGTCAGAGATGTTATCTTCTTCCGTAGTTTCATCTTCTGCTAAGATTGCATCAACCTCTGCATCCAACTCGGGAGTCTCAACAGCTTCTGCTTGCTCTTCAGCTACAGGCTCTTCTGTTGTCTCCTCTACTTCCGTAGATTGTGTTTCATCATTGTTAAGAACTTCAGTCTGTTCAACAGCCTCCTCAGTAGGTTGCTCTTCGGTAGACTCTACCACTTCTTCTGTTGCTTCCGCCATTGGAGACTCAGTAGGTTCTTCGTTAAGTGCTTCACTCGGTGGAGTGCTGCTTAAGTTGATTCCTAATGATTCAGCCAAGTTTTCAAATTCGTTAGCCATAGTAAATTGAATTGTTTATATCTGCAAAGATAGTAATTATTATTTAATAAATATACAAGACCTACTTGCATAATACAAGATGTTTCCTTATATTATATTTGTTACTAATCTATAATTATATACTATGTTACGTTTATTAAGTATTATTACATTTCTAATCTGTATGTTTAGTATTGAGAGTAAAGGTGATATAAAGAATAATATATCGTTAGACGATGCGTACGTGTCTAACATAGATACTATAGGAGCTACATCCTTTGGAAGAGTAGGTAAGTGTATTCTAATTACAACGGTGTTAAACTCAACCATTGAAGAGTTCAACTTAATAGGTGACTTGATAACAGGAGCTAACCACACTGAAAGAATAAAAGTGGGCAACAGAGAAATAGTAATGTTCTTTAACCCGACTAGAGATACAACGCTAGTAAGAGAAATTAATCTAGGTTCAGATGAAACCTACAAAGTATTCGTAAGACAATGAGTGAAGAAAACAAAGAAGTTCTAGAGCAACGTTATGCTACTATGAGTAACGCAAGACTTGAAGGCGAAACATTCGAGGAGTACAAAGAACGCAGGAGAGCAACAAATTATGCAATCCGTCAACATTTAAAAGGAAACAGAATATGAGACCAATAAGAAAAGTAGTCCTACACACAACTTACACCCCCGAGGGACGTGAGCATGATGTAGAGGACATTAGAGCTTGGCATAAAGCAAAAGGATGGTCAGACATCGGATATCATTACTTGATTAAGATTGATGGAACTATCGAAGCAGGCCGACCACTAGATAAGATTGGAGCTCACGCAAAGGGACACAATCAAGGCAGCATCGGAGTAGTATACGTAGGCGGAATGGATGCCGACCACAGAGTACCAAAAGACACTAGGACTTCTAACCAAATGCAAGCAATGCAGAAACTGATAGCGTCTCTAGATGTAGTATTCGGTGGAATTGAAGTAATAGGACACAATGAGGTAAGCACTAAGTCTTGTCCTTGTTTCGACGTAGGGAAAGAGTTCCCACGTTATCGTTAAAAGAAAGAGCCCCGCGAAATGCAGGGCTTTTTTATTATCTTCTAAATCTTCTTGCAATAGCTGCAACGACCTTGGGTTGTTTTACGTGCTGTTTGCCTTTCTTATTACCCTTTGCTTTCGCTGCGTTAGTAGCAGCTCTCTGAGCAGCCGTAAGAGCATTCCAAGCGGCCTCGGGTAGATACCTACGCTTACCGTTAGACTTCTTACCGCTAGAGGTTCTCCACTTCTGTGCAGTCCACTTTCTTAGACTCTTCTGTGATTTACTTAGGCTCATCGGTATCCTCCTCCGTTTTTCTTGTATAACTTTGCGAGGAGTTGCGCCTTGCGAGCTGACCATTGTCCTGCTCTTCCGCCCTTAGTCCCTGCCTTGATGCGATTGAACAAACGCTTACGCATAGTAGGCTTAGTATAATTACCTGCTGAATTAACAGTACTCTTGGCTTTTCCACCTTTCTTGTATCTAACTATTAGGTCTTCTCTGTTGTCAGGCTTTACATTAGGCATGATTCCGCCTTCAGCATACTTAGGAGCTTCGTGCCCGTATCCCTGCTTTTTCAAACGCAAGTGGTCAGCCATAGTCTTAGCCATGACAGACTTCTTACCTTTGTACATCATATGTGCCTTGAACTTCTTAGCCATTATTTCTTAGCTCTGTTAGTAGACTTCTTTACAACACGTAGGTTGCTAGGAGAGTTGTTCATTGGGTTACCGTCAATGTGGTCTACATCCATGCCATCGTTAGGCTTTACCCGTCCACCCTTTTGGAGTTTACGACGAGCACGCATACGACTAGCTATCTTAGCAAGGTTCAATCCGTTGTACGCTTTGTCGTACTTCTTCTTCTTGTCTCTTGCTTTTTTGTTAGCTCTATAAAATAATGTAGAACGTCCCATTGATTATGCTTTGTAGACTTCGCCTTTTTTGTTCATTGCAACGCTTGAGTCTCCTGCAGCTTTACCACGCTTGCTGTCGCGCAAAATACGTAGTTGCTCCTTAAGAGCTTTTCCTTTTTCTCCTTTTGCTTCAGCAGGAGTTAGAGCTCTGAGTTGCTTAAGTACAGCCTCAATCTTAACGTTAGCTTCTTTAGCACCCGAGGTTCTGTCTTTACCTTCTGCAGATTGGTCACGTGGAGAAGCCTTGTCCATTCCTTCTGAGCGAGTTAATTTGATTTTCGTATCCCCCTCAGCGGTCTTACCTTCTTTTTGCGTAATCTTATCTTTTAGCTTTCCGCCAATTCTGTACTTGAGTGAAGTCTTCTTCTTGAGTTTCATTTTACTTTCTTTTTAGTATTTCGTTTACTGTCTTCAATTCAAAGTTAGCTTTTTCTAATTCTACTAACTTGGTTTGCATTGCTTTATTCTCGGAACGCAAAGTAGCTACTTCCATCTTAAGGTCTACAAACGTATCTCTAAGCTCTTCTAAGTCCGCTAGCAATGATTCTTGTTGTGTGCGTAGCAGTTGGATGGTTTCGTCTTTAGCCACTAAAGCGCCATTAGCACCTGTGTCTGACTTAGACTTATATACCTTCCAATAGTAGTCGAACGCCTTAGTAGACGTTATACCAACAACTAATGCTGTTACAGCAGAGAATACAGAATCGATTACCATTTTACTTTGTTTGCCCAATAAGCTGCAGAGAGCTTACCTTTCTTTATATTTCTTGCGTGACGTGATTTAAACGATGCGCGTTTCTTCTTCATTTTGTCAGACTCTCCTGCTTTAGGCTTGCCTGCCGTGGATGCACCTTGCTCGCCGAAACGAATAAGTCTAACCGTAGTACCCTCTTTAGCCAAAACAATGTGAGACTTCTTAGGGTGCTGAGGTGTTCTCTTAGGTTTGTTGACTCCTGCGAGTCTGTGTTTCTTGAGTAAGTTCTTTATGCGATTATCCATAGATGCAAAGATACACAAAAATACTATATAAAAGAAAAGAGGGACAAAAGCCCCTCTTTAAGAATCCGTGTGGAAAACCACAACTATACAACATAAAAACCTACACGAATCTACTCTTCTTCAGATGGCTCTACGAACTCACCTGTTTGAATGTTAATGTTTACGTTGCCGTACTTTTCCATCATTGCTGATTGTAAGGCATTTAAATCTCCTTCGAATCCTTGAATAGCAGTCCAAGCCGTATCAACAGCCTCTTCTACTCGCTTAAGGTTTTTCGATGCGTTAGCGAACTGACTCTCAGCCGCACGAAGTTCAGATAATGCTGTTGTCAGCTTCTCTAATTCTTTCTTTGTTAGTTTTTTTGCACTCATGGTAAAATGAAATAAAATGTTATGATACTAATATACCGAAGGTATATGTGAAAAACAAGTTTAATACCCAATCATGCGGCCTTTATCCACTCCTACACCCCAAGTAGTATTGAAGTCAGTTCCACTCTCTGCTGTTGGTGGGTCGTTTTCAGCATCGAATACAAACATTACATTGTCATCAAGAGCCACGTCTGCAGGAGGTAAGCTAGCACCCGAGTTGTACAATGTGGTTATTTCAGACTGACTAAGCATCTTGTCATGGAAAACAGCTACATTGTCATATTTTGTCTCTCTAGATGAATTTGTATTCGCTACACTTCTGTTTATGAAAACATCATCAATGCTAAAGGCAGTAATGGTATTTGTAAGATTTGTCAGCTTATTAGGCATTTTTACTCCGTTCCAATAACAATCGAATGCCGCTGAACCTGATGACGCAGAAGCGTCGTAGGTAAGAACTATATGAGCTAAACCTCCCGAGTTCACATTTCCTACATTTGAACCGCTCCATTTACCTGAGCCCGTTCCTGTTTGTGTAGTGTTACTCTGTAAGTTCCAATGCGTACCTCTAGAGTTTGTTCCATTAGACCTATGTCTTGCTACAAGTCTGTTTAGACCAAAGTCATACAGCAAGAAGAACCTATCATTCGTAGAAGTGGTGTTTGGCGACATCTCAAACAGAAGTGCGTTTGTGTCTGTTGAGGCCCATTCGGGTCTTACCCAAAAAGATATACATATATCAGAGCCTGTTGTAAAGCTATCTCCATCAGTTCTATCGAAACGTAATCCCTCTGATGCGTTGTTGAAATCCCAATAACTGATATTTTGATTACCCGTAGAGGCGTTATGGTCATAGCCATACCACTCACTAATAGCAGCGGGTGCACTACCATCAGGGTAGTCGGTAGACGGGTTCGCCGTGTTGATAGTAAAGTAGGCTTGATTCTCTAAACCTCCCAAAGAGGCGTTAGCCAAACTTGCAGACACACCACCTTCGCTTAGTACGTCGCTAATCTTTATTTGTCCTGATGATGGTAAAGCCATTACAGTCTGTTTTCGATATCAATAATACGCTCTTCTAATTGAGAGATGATGTCTTGTTGTTCTTTGTTAGACTCTATAAGGAGCGCTACTAATTTCTCGTAGTCTACAGTTTTGTAAGCTGCGGAAGAATCATCCAAGCCTTTAACTAGAGGTAATTGGTGCTCTCTAACAATGCTAGGGATAACCTCTTCAACCTCTTGTGCGATTAGACCTATCTCACGCTGCCCCTTACGGCCTCCTTTTTTCCAAGTGTACTCTACACCTCTAAGTCGAGAAACCTTCTCAGAAGCGCTCTCAATGGTCTCTACGTCTTCTTTTAATCTAGCATCAGATATAGTAGTCGAGAATGCAACAACATCTTCCGCTGCGTGGATGTTTCCACTAGTGTCTACTCTGAATGCTTCATTACCCGATACAATAACTTTAAAGACGTTAGCCGCAGACATATCTAGATAGTTGTCTGAGTTGAATCCTATGTAGTCTACATCTGTTCTAAGGTCTGTCGATACACTGAATGTTGTTCCCGTTATATCTAGCCCTGCTCCGTTGCTATATGTTGTGTTTGTGTCCTCATAATTAGGGATGTTCAAAACACCACCACCACTTAGTGTAGCTGCTCCCGACGTTCCTGTAGTAGTAAGGCTAGTAACTAGTCCACCACCACCGCCGCTAGATACGGTAGTCCAAGAGGCTGTACCCGAACCATTAGTTGTAAGAACCTGTCCGCTAGTACCTGTGCCTGTAGGGATGGTCATTACTTGAGTTCCGCCACTAGAGAATGCTGTAACTCCGTCAGAAGCCAAGAACATACCCGTGTCTCCGTCATCTAAGTATCGGAAGTTAGGCTCACTAGCGTTATTTGTACCACCAAGAGCTATAGACTCAGCGTTTATTCTAACAGCATGTGTTGCAAAAGGGTTAGTGGAGTTGCCCATTGCTGTTCCGTCGCCGAAATAGAACATGAAAGGTTGGTCAGCACTAGTTTGAGCTAGTCTAAAATGATGGTCGCCATAATTAACGATATGTAGTCTGTGTCTAGAAGTAGCGCCTTGAACAGACTCAATTCTAAATGCTTCGTTAGTTGTTGAGTCAAGCCCCGCAACACCTTTGATTCGTATTGTTGAATCATCGTTGTCGTTACGGAATATAATTCCTGCTTCTTGTCCCGCCGTGTTCGCAGCGTTACGGATAGCCATGTATGCATTATCTTGGTCAACCTTTGCACTAAAGAACTCATCAGCATCACTTAATATGGAAGAACGGGGTGAGCCGTTTCCGTCTGCAGTCATGTGTATAAAATACTTTGGAGATACACCACCTGTGTTTCTGTCTGCCCATTGGTCATTAGCTAAAGAAAGCTGACTACCATCAGACATCAATCTGAAGTTAACAGAGTTTAATGTGTTGGACTCGTTTGCCCAACCTATGGTATCCGCTGAATCGTAATTAGCTAAAACGTTTACTAACGCTGCGCCTGTGTCTTTTAAGTAGCCTTCACTACTGTGAGTCTCTGAAGTTAAATATCTATCATCTAGGTCTACGGTTACCGCAGTCTGATTCTGTACACTAAGAGTTAGAATACCTGTAGACGTGTTGAACGCAGCAGATGTAACATAGTCATTGGTGTCCGTAGTCCCCGAAGGGATATCAACCCAACTAACTGTTCCTGAGCCATTAGTCTGTAAAATCTGATTAGAAGACCCATCAGCTAAAGGTAGTGTGAAGTTAGGAGAAGCTCCAACTTCTATGTTGTTTAAAAATTTCATATCAAAGTGTAGTATATTATGCAAATATACAAAAAAAAAGAGGGATGCACAAGCACCCCCCTCTCTAGTATTAGACTATGTAGTCTGTGTTATATCGCTTGGATAAGTACACGTACGTCGTTTGACGCAGGAGCAGCTCCGAACGAAACTTCAATCGCGTTAACACCTGAACGCACAACATCAGCGTAAACAGTGTCTCCTGAAGAGACATCAAACAACTGAACGATAACATCAGTAGTATTCAAGTTGTGAGTAACAGTGTAAGCTGTGTTAGTCCCGTCACCAATAGAGGCTTTGTGCTTTCTGTCTGCTACGTAGGCATCAAGACCTGCAGCAGTAATAGCTCTAGTGCTATCAGTTCCTGCAGCGGCTTCAAGTGTAGTAGCGAGCTCAACACCACCGACTACGGCTTCAGTTGCAGCAGGGAGAACGTAGTTGTTCGCATCTGTAGCACCTGAGTAACCCAAGTCAAGAAGAGCAAGCGTGCGAGTAGAAACAGCAGTAGTGTGACCTAAAGTGTTAACTGTTACACCATCAACAACTGTTGCACCTGTTCCTGACGCATTGATTGCAGTCTGAGTTGGGTGAGAATAGTTGTTAGCTGTAGTAGAAATTGTAAATGCACCACTACTCTCCGTTACAGAGATAAGACCTGTACCACCAATAGTAATGTTGTCTCCATCTCCGATAGATGTAGAGTTAGTTCCGTCAGTAACATTGAAGGTAGACATGTTACCACTACCTGTACCTGCACCGATATCAGAAAGAAGCTGTGCACCTGTACGGTACTCTATTGTTCCGTCAGCAGCAGTAACAAGGAATCTGTCATAGTCAGAACCCGCGTTGTTAACAGTACCAACAACAGCTTGACCTGTGGTAGTCATGCTTGCAAAAGCAGCATCTTTAGCAGCGATGTCTGTGTATGCAGTGATTGTAACATCACCGTCATCAGCAATCTCTGAAGTCGAGATGAAAGACCAAACATCGCTAGTCTCTTCCCAAATAAGACCGACGTTAGCGTCAGACCCACGCTCAACAAGGAAACCTGCATCTTCAGAAGCAGAACCTGTAGCTCCGTGGTTAAGGATAAATAAGCTGTCCTCTACGCGAACCTCTTCTGCAAGAGTTACGATATGGTTACCCGAAACAGTTAAGTCACCGTTTACAGTAAGGTCACCAACAGTTACAGCATTTGTAGTAGTTGCTCCACGACCTGTTACCGAGTCTAAAGTATCAGATTCAGTGTAAGACTGTAAGTAACGTCCGTCTAAAGAAATGGAAGCACCTGCGTTACCTACACCTGTAAGGTTAAGAGTACCACTAGAGAAAGTAGCTCCACTGATATAGTCGATGTCGTTATCGTTAGCAGAAGTAAATGTAACTTCGTCAGTACCTGTAGTGATAGTCATACCACCCGCACCTACGAAAGTAACAGTGTCACCTACGCTAGAAGCTGCAACGCTAGTCTGTCCCGATACAGCGATAGTTCCGTAATCGTTAGACTCGGTAAACGAAGTCAAGTAACGACCATCTAGGTCTACAGTAACTCCTGCGTTACCTACACCTGATAGGGTAAGCTCACCGTTTGTTGAGTTCCACGAAGCTGCATTAACGTAGTCAATGCTGTTGTCGTTAGCAGTAGTGATAGTAAGCGTGCTACCTGCTTGAGATAGAGTTGCACCACCTGCACCAACGATAGTGATGTCATCTTGACCACCGCCATTGTCCTGAAGACGAATGATAGCGCCTGCCTCGAGGCTTAGGTCGTAAGTAGTATCTACTACTGATTCAGTAGAAGTGCTAATTGTCTGAACATGCCCGTAAGTATCGAAAGTAATTCCATCGACATACGTACGTGATGCTGCAGTTAAATCACTAACACTTGATGTGTCAGCGTGTGAGATTGTAGGGTTTACAGATGTTCCCCCTACTACGATAGATGAGTCTCCTGCTGTTACAGATGCTACAGCGGTTGAACCCGTAGCTAGTCTGTCCCATCCTGTAGAACTGTCTGTGTTGATGAATATAGCATCAACAGTAGTAGAGTAAACGATTTGCCCCTCAGTCCCCGACAGGTTACCGTCAGGGTTACCCGCATAGTTCTGAATTACAGCATTCTGTAACTCATTACTCTGAAGGTCTAAGTTGTTTAGAAATTTCATTTGCAAATGTTTTAATAATTAATTACATCTGCAAAGATAGGAAAAATTAGTTGAAGTGAGCCGTGCCCGAGAACTGAGCAGTGACTATCAATTTGACTGTATTATTGTCTATGTATACAACTTCAGGGAATAAAACTTGGTTGAATGAGTCTACAATAGTTACTGAAGGTTTCTTAGCCAAGTTATGAACCAAGACTATTTCATGCTCGTCCCCAACAGCAGTCCATCCGTTTACGTTTATGGAAACATTTTTGGTTTTATCAGACGCAGCAGCAATACCCGAGATAGAACCTCTTTCTACTACGGTTACGCTATTCTTAGCTTGAAGCTGAGTTGATACTGATATTCTGTTGGTTGACATCTTATGAAAGGGTTACGTCGTCTATAATAGTAAATAATCCGTAGAACCAAGTTGTACGTACGGCATTTCCATCAGTTACCTGTAAGTCATAAACAAATGTCCCCGATTGAACAGCAGCCATTTCTGTGTAAGATTTAGAAGCTGTTAAAGTTCCTTCCGCTGTACCTACAAAGTCTGCGTTTAAAAACTGAAGTATAGGTGTACCTTCGTCATCGTCGGTTTCTCTAACGTCCATTTTAAAATCAGTGAACAGAGTAAAGTCAACTAATGCCCCGTCTGAATCTTTCACGTTGAATAAAAGTTGGAAAGAATCTCCCTTTCGACAGGTGAGGTCTAATCGCTGTGCTATGTCTAAGTTCGCTTGTGTTGCCATAATGCAAAGATACAAATAAAAAGTTAAAGAGAGAGGGCATAGCCCCCTCCCTGTTTGTTAAGTTAATCCTGCAATGTTAACAGTTTCAATGTCGTTCGACTGCATACTATTCAACTGCAACTTAGTTAAGTTTTGGTCAGTAGGTTTAACAATGTTTCTCATACCATTAGAGTAGCTGTCGTATGAACCGTCTCCCATTAACCAAATTTGAGTTGATGTAGGTTCGTTCGCACCATTAAGTGCAAAAACATTACTACCTGTTTGAGGATACTGATGAGAAGGTATTCTATATTCATTACCTATCTTAAAGTTATTTAACCACTTAACAGGGTCTGTAATCATCTTCTCAATCTGATTAGTAGTTGGCATATTTCTATCACCAACAAGAGTAGTAACAACCATACTTGCAACCTTACCGTGGAAGTTTCTGTTAGAACCTCTACCACCAATAGTTAAATGACCGCCAATAGACCTATCCATTCTAACCCCTGTGGAAGTCCAAGTACCTTGACTACCAAAATTAGGATTAGGATTGAATATCCAAGACCCACCGCTGTAGAACATTAGTTTGATATCAAATTGAGAAGCTAAGTTAGAAGCAGTAGCATTACTACCACTAAATCTAGCTCCTTTGTAACCTATATAAACACCATACCAAGCAGCACTCCCTAAGTTTTGAGCAATAAGATACTCATTAGTACCTACGCCTTCTCGACCCCATCCAAAGTATAAAGCACCAAATTGGTCAGTTCTTAGATAGATGTTGTCATGATTAGTTGATGCTCCTTCTCCATAGTTCCAAATGTGTTGGTTACTACCGTTACCATCTGATTTGAATACTGTAGTAATAGCCCAAGGTCTTGAATAAAAATGGTTAGATGTTTTACTTGGGTCTGTGGTATGAACAGGTACAGTAGTTCCTGTAAAGCCCATTGATACAGGATTAGTATACGAATAGTTAGACACTTGCTTAGCGTGCTCGCTTCCACCACTGAAATCTAAAGCCTTAGTCCAAGATGTAAGGTTGGTAGAAGGAACAGGTAAAGTGTGTTCGCTAATACCGCTAGCGCTTATGTCTGCCGTAGTAGAGGTCACTCCTATGACTACAGTTTTGTCACCTGTTATTCCTGTGTCTTGACTAGCACTATAGGTAAAAGAGCCACCGTCAGCAACTGTTAGCTCGCTAGATTTATCGGTTGATGATAAATTGTAGTTAGCTTCACAGACTCCATCTTTGTTTGATATATAAAAGTCATATCCAAGATTTGTGCTGTAAGAGTGAGTTCTTTCTTGACCCATGCTAGTTCCTCCGAGCATCGCTGCAACCTTAACAGAAGTCGGGCCATTGTATTGGAATCTAAATCCGCAATTGAAATCTCCCACTGATATTGAGTTCCATCCAACAGTTGGGGTCGGGCTAAATCCAATATATATCTTATCTTCGGCGGCCGTTAGAAACGGTAGAACATTTGCGGTAATCCAAGCATCTGTTATCTTCAACCTGTCTCCATTGCCTACCAAGTCGTCTAAAGTAACAGCAGAACCATCATCTAGAGTATTTGAATCCACAAGTGAAGTGCTTCCACTAATATGCGTAAATCCGCTAATCGCAACTGCAGGTGCTGTGGTATTGCTCACAGTCAACTCCAAAGAACCTACGCTACTTCCGTAAGAGTTAGCTTTAGTTACTGTAATGCTGTATAAGTCGCTAGGGTTGTCTACGTTGTTTCCTGTAACCTCGGGAGCTGTACCTTGTAGGAGTCCGAAAGTAGGATTCCAAGCTAGCCCCGCAGGTACATTGCTCAAGTTATAAGTATTGGAATCCCCCGCAGGCTTAATCTGAAGGTTGATGTTATCACCCTCTGAAACAGTTACACTTTGACTAAACTGAGAAGGCACGTAGTTAGCGTCATCTCCTGTTTGTATTTCGTTCCAAGCTATTCCTACAGGTGCTGTTGGTGCTGCACTCTGAGCATGGAACATGTAGCTGTTAGGCATATACCAAGTCTGAGCGCTTGGTAGTTCATCAGCAAAAGTGTGTTGATGAGCAGCGCCTGCGCCGTCTGCTGCAGTTCCGTACAACTCATCAATAGTAATAGCGTCATTCTCAGCGCTAAACAAAGGATAGTAGAACTCTCCATCAGGGGACTCGATGTAATACCAATTGACACTAGCGCCTAGAACAGCCTCGTTGACAGTCATATTGCGAATACCGTTTAGCTGATTAGCCAAAGGCATGATAGCAAACATTCTTAATTCAGTGTCCGCTGCAACAACACTTTCGCTACGACATATAACCTCAAATACATTAGTAGAGGTTTCGTGAGCTATGTATACTCTTCCATCATTGTCGCGACCTAGTCTAAATTTAGTCTTAGTCTGAGGACTATTAGAGAATCCTGCCTCGTTTATTTTTCCTGCACCATTTGTAGCATCAGCAAAGGTAAAAGGGGTTGGATATAGTCTTAAATATAAAAGACCCTTAACTGCACTACCCGCGACATCAACGTCTAGGTCAGCTACATCGTAAGTAGTTTCATCAAACAGACCTATGTATACACCTCTAGAGTTAGTCCAATCTCCTGAGTCCTGTTCGAACTCAAAGTATTCACCATTTGCTGATATTGTCTCATTAGAGTAAAGACCATTAGAAGTATCGAAGTTTCCTGCCTCTGCTGTTGAGGTGTAACCCAATGTAGTTCCTGAGCCTGTTTCTGTAATTCTATCTCCGTAAACTGTGAAGCTAGCTGAGCTATCAGTTGTAGTAACTGTAGTTTGAGTAGTTCCTGTGTTTGAACCAACGGTAGTACCGCCTAACACTTCGTTAAGTCTGTCTACTGCTGCGTCAATTGTATTAAACCCTGTAACAGCACCGTCTAAAACGCTAACGTTGTAGTATCTTAAGTGTGTGTAGATGTCCTTGTTACCGCGTACCGTGGATATCTTGATAGTTCCGTCCGCTTGGCTAGATGCGGTCAAAGAGTTAACAGCGAATATATCACCATTACTAAACAATACAGTAGTATCAGTAGCGTCTCTCTGAGCGTCTAAAAGGTCGGTTTGACTAAATATAAAAGTACCTGTATTACTAAGCACGTTTGCATTAGCTGTTATGTATTCAGCACAATCTGAAGGAGAAACAAAGTCGTTTCCATCCTTGTCTTGAAAATCAGTGTATGGGAGGTTAAAGAACTCGTAAATGGTTACTCCCTCTTCTACGGTTCTGATTTTGTTTACTACGTTTACATTGTTCGAGTTGTCCTCGTTTATCTCGCCTTCTAGACAAGAGTTCCAATATACAGGGTTTGTAGACCCAACGAATGTGATACAGTTACCTGCGTCGTTTCTTGTTACTTTGATAGCCATTACTTAGTTATTGTTACTAACATTGTTAGTGGTTGAATAATTACAGGATTGTCTGATTTGATACACGGTAGAGCAATTGCATTAACGTCCTCGTTACTAGCGAGATACGCTGAAGATGTAACACGTTGAAGTCTAGATACACCAACAGAGCCCTGACCAAAGAATGTCGTAGCACCTTGAAGGAAGAACTCAAACGTAATAGCATCTGTGTTATCTCTTGTAGCCCACCATAATCCTGTGTCTACTGTAGTGTTCTGAACCTGTGGTATGATATTGTAATCAAAGCGAACTTGCACTAAGTCACCAACCTTTAGTCCATCTAACTTGATAGAGCCTGTGTCTGCTGAGTTGCTGCCCGTCATTGTAGAGCCACTCCAATCAGATAGGTCATAGCTAATCAAAGTGGTTGTTTTACCTGCAGGCAAGTGGTCACCACCAAACATACCAAATCCTTGGAAGTTTGTGTTAGGTGTAGGGTCGCTCCAATAGGGGCTATCAACAGCCTCATGTACAGCAGTGCTCAACGGGAATCTACGATAGTTTCCTGCATCTACGTCTGCTTGAGTATAGTTAACACCTGTGTTACCCGAGTGTCCAAAAACTCCCGAGGTTATTTCTGTCTTGTCTGCGAATCCACCTGTGAACTCGTATCCCGAGGCGTTTACCACTATCTCTAGGTCAGCCTTCTTCGTAGTACCCGAAGCAGCTTGAGTAGTGTCTGTTGTGTCTACAACGGGCAGGAATAGTCCCGAGCCGTCTACGTTACCCACGTTGGATAACTGTGATATCTTTGTGTTACTCATTATAGGTTTTCTCTTATTAGGTTATCTCCATCCTCTTCAGCTATAGGCGTCCCGTCCTCTTCTGTTATAAAAGAGACGAATAAATCACGACCTTGCTCTTTGGTTAGATTGGTTAATATGTTGGGTAGTCCTAAAGCCATTATCGAATGTATGCTATTACAGTTCCTGTTCCTACCGATACGGTTTGAAAGTCACCATAAACCACCATTCCTTGAGCTAGGTCTACACCACCTAATGCGTCACCCGCCTGAGTCGTCGTGGTTACATTAGTAGCTACTGCTAAGCAATAGATAGACACGTATTCCTCTCCCGCAGGCTGAGAAAATGTATTGTCTATTACTCTAAATCCTTTTTGACCAAACGCTGCGTTTTGGAAGTCACCCGTTGAGGTGAAGTTTGTTTTTCTTGCTGCCATTTTATTATTGGTTTATTATTTCATCATTGAGTCAAGGAAGCTGTCCTCTTCTCCTTCGGGTAGCTCACCTCTTTCTCCTTTGCGCTGAGAGATTAACTTAGATTGCTCTACTGACTGCTTTTTAACTCGAGCGTCCTTACGGTCTTCCTGAGCTTCTTGAACAGTCTTCTTCATTTCTGCACTTGCTCCTGCTACGTCTTTAGCGTTAGCACCCTTGAGTTTTTCTAGTTCTAGTTTGAACTGATACTCCATCTGCATGCGCTGCATCTCTAGTTGAGCTTCCATTTGCTTAGACTGCATATCTAGCTGAGCTTGCGCCTGAGCTGTCTGCATATCTGCTTGTGCCTTAGCTTGTGACGCTTGAGCGGCAGACTGTCCTTGCATCTGTGCATTTTGTTGAGCTTGTTGTTGCTGACGCTTAATTCGCTTGCCTCTACGTACAATGAGTAGACGTTCTGCTTGGTCAACATCTTTCAAACGACGGATAGCGATAGCATCTTCGATGTCAATCTCTTTCTGCGCTAATGCTTGTTGAATGTTTTGCTCTAGGTATACCTTGTCGCCTTCGTCCATCTCTGTACTAACAGTTACACCGAAGTTAAACATAGGTAGTTTCTCAAACTCCTTGAGTGTCTGCATAGCGTGCTTACCTACAGCTTTCTTGTATGTGCCAAACAATACAGACTCCTTTGGTAGAATCTGTAAACACTTAATTACATCCTCACATACTCTCTTGTATAATACTAAAGAAGCGTGAGTGATATCATATAAGGCATTGTTAGCTGAAGCTATCTGCTGCTGACGCACACCAACTAGTGAGTCGGACTTAGGCGTAGAGCCATCAACAGCTTCGTTTACACCCGTTGCGTCGCGAATCATACGAAGGTAGTGATTGTACAAGCCAATCAATTCGTTTACGTTTCGTATAGTATTGCTTATCTCTCTGATAGGTGGGTTTTGGAATCCTCCTTCAGGGTTTTTAGAACGGTAGTACATTACACCCGTCTGTTCGTAGATATCTTGGATATCCAATGGAGATAGTTCACCGCCTGCGCCGAGCTGTACATTGTCCAATCCTTCGATGTCAATCATGATACCGTCAGGCTTAGCCTTAGCGATAGACTGCTGAATTTTCAAGTGTGTAATCTGTAATTGGTCAGCAAATCCAATAATGCTAGTCACCATAGACTTAGGCATCATGCGACGTAAGTTTGTAGCCACGATAGAGTAAGACAGAGTAGTTCTGCTTAGGTCGTGGATGTTACGCGGTTGGTTATGCTTTTTCCCGTAATTCAATAGTACATCAGTACCATCTATATATAGACCACCGTATAAACACATGTTCTTCATGAATACAGGGTTTCTGTCGTATACAGACTGAGTAGGCATCTTGTACTCTTCTCCCTTGAAGTAGAAGCCCATATTTCCGTAACGAGACATCTTCTCCTCGTATACCATTTCGTCTAGACCGATATACTCAAAGTCTAATACGTTTACTGTGTATTCGTCATATCCATAAGACTGACGACCTGTGCGTTGGTCGTAGAAGTTTCTAGCTACTTTAGAGCTATCGTTTCCAAATTTATTCTTTACTCCTTGACCTATTCTTTCCCACTGCTCTTCAGAGACGCTGTTTCCTGCAATTCTCTTTAGCTCCATGATTGTCATGATGCGAATCTCCCCTGCGTAAACCAAGTCCTTGAGGAAAGGGTCTTCAGAGTAAGAGTGGATTAAATGACTAGGGTCAACGTAGCGCTCAACGATACCGTGGTTAGGGTCGTTTTCACGTTTTACTGCAGCCATACCACAGACTACTAAATCCTCTACAGCTCTACGGAACGTACTATCATTAAAGTCGTTCCACTCTAGGGTTAGGTTACATGCAACTTGTGCAGCAATCTCTGCAGCAATCTTGATGTTTGTGTCCATGAATATCTCTGCCTCTTCCTGTGTGTCAGGTAGGTTGTCGATATCATCTGTTACCTGTGCTCCTAAGTCGCGCATCTCTTTTAAGAACTCTTTGTTCTCGATAGCAGCTTTTACACGAGCCTTCTTGTTTTCCTTCTCACCACGTGAGATAGGGTCAATAGCCTCTAAGTTAGGATAAGGTTTTTGTGATAGTATTTTGTTTACTACGATTTTAACGAACTTGGGTACTATAGGTACAGGAGTCCAATCTAGGTTGAGTAGCGTTCCACCGCCACCTACGCCATCAAGACTGTTAAGTATCTGCTTATATATCTGAGTAGACTGAGTTCCTTGAGCGTAATCTCTAGCTCTTTCAAACTCCTTCATTCTTTTCTGATACAAAGATGATGTTGACTCTGTTCCACCCCATTGACCTAGGATGGCTTTTGCGTATGCCTTACCATATCCTTGAGAGAGTTTCTCTGCAGATTTTGCGGTAGGGTCAGGGAAATTTCCGTAATTCTTCTTCATCGTAGTGCGTTTCGCTCTTGATTAACTATTGTGCAAAGATAAGAAAAAATCCCTAAGCGTTCGGGTTGTATCGTCTGAAGAATGTCTTATTAGTAAAGTCTGCCTGTTTGGTAACTTTAGGTTTTATTTGAGCAGCCAACAAACATAGCCCACTAGATATAGTTAAATCATATTTTGTACGATTATCTATACGGAATCCAATCCAATCCTCTAGGGTGTCTTGTAGGTACATCTTGCCCATTTCTCCCGTGTCTACATTCTCACCTACACTATTATGTATATACGCCTCTATAGCCATAGCGTGAGCCTGTATAACTTCCGCTGAGGTAGATGGTATACCTTTAGTCTTAGACTTAGATGCTCCACCCCCTAAATGCTCAGGGCGGTCAAGCAGATACTCCAAGTACCCTCTCTCCTCAAAATAACGAGCTATACCGTATTTGTTGTTCTCGATTAGGATTGGGTAGCCGAAGTATACTGCCGCCATCAATACGTCTTCATAAAATATCTTAGCCATTGGTGGGCGCGAACAGTACTCTGCTACGAATACATTGCTAGCTCCATTCATGCTGAACTTGTTGTAGAAGTGACAAGCACCCTTAGAGCCACGACCATCAGTAGTAGCGTCAAGGTCATAGCTATCGACTCCTCCTACACCTAGGTTTCCGTGTGGGGCTTGATAATGTCCGTTACGGTGTTTTGACTTTATGTTTCTGTTATCCTTCTTTGGCTGCCATGATAGAGTCCATCTACCCTCGGGTGACGGCTCAAATACAACCTCTGAATCCATGACTCCGCTTTTCCAATGGAAGTTACCCTTTACTACAGGGCTAGGGTACATCATATCGTTGTACTCCTTCTGCTCGTATATCTTACCTAGGTTAAACAGACTACTTTCTACCGAGTCACGGAACGCTTCTTGTGTAGAGAACGGAAACTGACGAGTAACCTCGTTCAATTCGTTAGCGTCGTTCTTTAAGGCTTTTCTCTCGTTGCTTAGGTAAGTCCTTGCACCATAGTCGATTAGCTCACCGTCGGAAGTTTCAACAGCAGTTTCAGGGTCTTCAATAATTGGGTTTCCGAACTTGTCGAAGAATCCTTCAAGCGCTTCGTAAGCGGGGATGAATATACGGTAGAGCATAGACCGTGTACGGCCATTTGCATTTCTTTGCGTTGGGTCTGAGTCATTCCAAAGGTCTTTATATTGTTCGCCACCTTTCGCCATAGGGTTGACCGTAGAGCCTACTAATGCAGTACCCACAATCTTACGACCTACAATCAAACAGGTTCTGTTAATACGCCAAGCCTCGCGTATGTCAGCAGGCTTCTCCCACTTACCTGCCTCATCGAGGAATAGGTAGTACAAGCGCTCACCATCATATGCATTGTTGGTTGTGTTCTTCCAATTTATTATCGTGTTCAGTGCCTCACCTGTCTGAGCTGTCTTATTGTTTTTAGTAATCTTTTTCGAAGGCTCACGGAAAGCAAGCTCGACACGAGGGTTAGTAGAACCATCTTGAATAGGTTTAAAGAAGAAAGGAAAGTGTCTATACATTGATACCACCTTTTTCATAAAGACGTTATCACGTGCATCCCCACCCGTCTTAGACATGATGCCTAATACCTTGTCCTTCACCACTGTCCCCTCTGCTAACAAAGTAGCAACAGCCATGTTGGTGTATCCCGAACGTCTACACTTAGTAAACAACTGACCTACACATCGTGGGTCAACCTTACAGGCTTCTGCGTGAATAAATAGTTTGCGTTGAAATGCGAGGTAGTCCCCGTAGAATGAACCATCAATCTTCACCCACTGAAGCATGAAGTAATGTGTTCCTGTTATGTAAGTTTTTTTACCATCAATGTAAATCCAAACCCCTTCAGACCTACGCTTATACTCTTGCTCGATATATGGACGATAGGCCTTGCGAAAGTTACTTGGCTGCTCCGACCACTCATCCATAGAGCGAATCCCCTTGATGGCCGACGGCAGGGCTTGACGCTTCCAATACTGCTCATCCCTACTATTAGAGGAAAACAATGTTTCATCATCAGAGGGTTCACTAGGAAGCTGTATAAGCAATCCTTCCAACTCGATGATTTCACCCATCGTATCGTTAGGACATATGTTAATGACTTCTTGCTCATACCCTTCTATATTCTTTAAACCTGCCATACCTTATTGTACAACGTACAAATATACGTTTAATATATTAATTAAATGTTTGAACAAATTACCTCTTACTGAAGCGTTCTGCGAATCCGCCACCGAAGTCTTGCTCCTCTTCTATAGTACCCGTCTCTTTCGCGTTCTTAATCATTTGCTCTATATCCTGTCTAACAACCAACAGCTCCTTAGCATCCATTGCTGTCTGCTTTATTGAGGCTAGTTCGGCTTTACGAGCAGAGCCCGTGACCTCTTGGTCGACGGGCTTCTCTATTTCCTCTATCATATTATTGATTGCTTTCTCGGTAGCCCTAAGTAGGTTTTCCGCTGCGTTCAATGTAAAGTTAAAATCAGACATAAGCTGCAAATATATAAGCAGGCTTCATACGGAATACTTGAGAACCATCGGGTAGAGTAATTCTGTAGTCGGCATTCTTACCGTACATAACAAGGTCTCCAACCTCTAGTCCTAGTTCTTCTGTTCCTGCGCTAGGGTATAATACTTTGGCCTCCTGCTTAGCTTCAACCAACTCAGTTCCTAAGAACAAGCCGCCTTCGCTAACAACATCAACCTCTTTATCTTCTGTTGCCTCTAAGATTACCCAATCACCTAAAACGGTAACAGAGTCATCCTCATGTATAACCATGTAAGCCTGCCCGTTAATCTCGGTTGGATGCCAAGCTACTAGGTAGTGGTCTTCTCCAATTCCGTACTTCTCGGGTTGTTGGTTCACGTGGTGATGGAATACTAAAGTATCCCCAACCTTAACTGACTCAGGTAAATCAGCCTTAGCGGGAATAGCTTTAATAGTACCATAAGATACACGCCCCTTGAAGTCATCCCAACGGGTGTCTTTAATAAGTTCAATCCCTGCTACTTCGACAGTATCTCCGAACAACTTAGGGACGTGCACTATGAAATCGTATAATGGTCTCATTATCCTAGCTCTATATCATATTCAACAATAACAGGCATATTCTCAATAGCCTTCCATAGGATTACTCCGTCTTCGTTCTCTACATATATAAGGTAGCGTGAGCGCCCGTAAAGTTGCTCTGCACGACCATCTACTGCGATAGCGTGGATTTCTCCACCTCCGTATACTTTTTGTCCTACGACAAAGGCGAACCCATTCTTTGGGTCACGTCCTGATATAATTTTTCTAATTGGCTGCTCCATCTTCGTCTGTGTTTTTGTTGATGAAGTCCATCCAATCCTCTGAAGTCCAATCCTCCGTATCACGTAGGTCTGTAGGTAGAGACGGTGAGTCCATCTGTTGGTAGTATTGTACAGCGATAGATAGAACCTCATCGAGTTCCTCTTCGTCTGCTACTACATAATCTAATACTGTCTTTAGTTTTGCTTCACCTTCTTCTCCCTCGGTGTAGATACCACCTATGAAACAGGAAACCCATTGGTCTTCGAGGTCGTACTTCTGCACGATGGCCTTAATGCCCTCTAGCTTCTCAGCTACTTCCTCAAAAAACTCTTGTGGAGCATCTTGATAATTACTCATAATTTCTGTATATTTAATTTAATTGGGTTTATACCCATACTACAAATATACAAAATAAAATGCCTAAGAGCAAGCTACATAAGAAGAAGCTGAACCGTGCGTTCCTACCGCTACAGGACAAATACGTTAAGAGGAATTACCTCAAGTATTACAACCTGTCTATTAGGGATATGGTAAAGTATACAGACTTAACAAGAGCCGAGTTGGAGTTCTTGATGTTTGCTTATGACTTAGAGTTCTTTGAGATTACTTGGGCTGCAGAATCATACGGGCAAAGCCGCAAGAAGCTATACGAGCGTATTATTCTTCCGTTGAAGAAGAAAGGCTACCTTCAAGAATATCTCGGTGTAGGCAAGAACGGTGAAGACGTTGACATACATTTCAACATAAGGCGCAATGCTCAGAAGTTGTCTGTAAGTCATAAAGGTCGCCATAATGTTCAGCGTACCTATCGTAAGATAGAGGGAGAAGAGGAGATTAGGTACTAAGAGAAATACCTCCGATACGTTCTGTGAGCCCACTTTTGTAAGTAGGGAGCTTCCGAGCTTTCCACTTTTCTTAAGTCCCTCTCTAGTTCCCTCATGGGTGGTTGTATGAATAAGATGTACTCCAAGCAGAACAGACAAAACCGTAGCTTTGTTGCGAAGACGTGCTGCATCAAGACTTTTGCGAGCGCCTTGAAGCCATTTCCATTTAGAAACCGTTTCATACCTGAGTGTTATTACAAATACAAAGGTAGCGATTATATTTTTTACTTTG